ACGGCCATGGCCCGGACCGTGCGGCGCGCGGTGCTGCTCGACACGTTGGCCGCGACGTACGCGGAGAACCCGCGTCCGCTCGACTACTTCACGGACTCCGATGATCCGTCGATCACGCCGTTCACGGACGAAGAGATCGGCCCGTTCCTGGCGCGGTGGCGGTCGGAGGTCCGGCGCAGCTCAACGGCGTGGATGCCGTCGAAGGTCCGGCGGGTCGACGTAAGCGCTCCGTCTCCGTCCGATCTCCAACTCGTCGAGCTGCAACGACAGGTGACCATCGAGATCGCGAACGGGCTCGGCGTGGACCCGGAAGATCTGGGCGTGTCGACGACGTCCCGGACGTACTTCAACGCGACGGACCGGCGAATCTCGAAGATCAACGAAGGCCGGCGCCCGATCATGAAGGCGATCACGGACCGGCTCACCATGGGCGACGTGACGCGCCGCGGGTACTCGGTGGCCTTCGATCTTGCTGAATATCTCGAGGCGGACCCGGCGTCGCAGGCCGCGTACTTCAAGACCTTGCAGGAGATGAACGTGGCGGACGCTGCCGAAATCCGTACCTGGTTGAAGATCCCGGGACCACCTCCCGGCGCAGCGGTCACCGCGCAGCCGGCGGCGCCCGCGCTCGAGGCCGGCCGGCGGCCGGCGCTGTACGTCGGGGACATCACCCCGCGGCAGTTCGCCGGGGAGCCGGCGCACACGTTCTCCGTGGTGGACTTCGCCGGGTCCGTCGAGCCTCCGACCACCGACACGGCGAAGCGGACGATCTCCGGGCTCGCGCTGCCGTACAACGTGATCGGCCGGAAGTACGGGATCGCGTACCGGTTCCTGCCCGGGTCGCTCGAGTACGACGGGCACGTGAAGCACTTCAAGGATCACGTCACCCCGGTCGGTGCCATGACCCGCTCGACGGACGCGAGCTCCGGATTCTCCGTGGAGCTCTCCGTGCTGTCCGGGGTCGACGGCTCCCGGGAAAAGCTCGAGCGTGATCAACTGCTCTTCGACGCGGAGCACGGCCTGTATAACGGGCTGTCCGTGGGCGTGGACTTCGAGCTCTTCGACCGGGACGGCAACCCGGTCGACGCCACGTGGCACGACGAAGATCAAGTATGGGACGTTCACCGCGCGACGTTGCGCGAGGTTTCGTCTACCCCGATGCCAGTCATGAACGACGCGCGCGTGACCAGTGTGGCCGCGAGCCTTACAGGAGGGCACGACATGAATTGTCCGCATTGCGGCCACCGTCACGCCGCGGGCATTGCGTGCGCGACGTACGCCGCTTCGCTGCGACAGGCGCAGCTCGCGGCCGGCTTCACGCAGCCGCAGCCGGCGCCGATGCCGACCCCGGGACAGCCGCAGCCGCAGCCGGCGCCGACCGATCCGCAGCCACCGGCTACCGGCTACGGGCCGATGGACGTCACGCAGTTCGCGGCGTGGGCGCAGGCGAACGGGATGCAGCTCATCCCGACTCCGGCGCAGGCTGCGCAGGCGGTCAACGCGAACCCGCAGTTCTCCGCGCAGGTGACGGAGCCGGCGCCGTACCGGTTCGACCGGAAGGGCAACCTCCGGCCCGGGTCGCACGACTTCTCGAGTGACCTGTTCGCCGGGTGGAAGCACGGCGACATGGGCGCCCGGGACCGCGCGCAGTCGTTCGTTGAGCAGGCGTTCGCGGACGGCTCCGCGCTGGCCGCGCTCACGATCCAGAAAGCGCAGGAGGAGTTCGCGGTCACGTCCGGCAACGTCGCGGCGCTGAACCCGAACCGGAACCGGCCGGACATGTACGTCGATCAGATGGACTACACGTACCCGCTGTGGGAGGCGATCAACAAGGGGACGCTCGAGGACATCACGCCGTTTGTCGTGCCGAAGTTCAACACGTCGTCCGGCCTGGTCAACCCGCACGTCGAAGGTACGGAGCCGACCCCGGGCGCGTTCACCGCGACCGCGCAGACGATCACTCCGACAGCCGTGTCCGGCAAGATCGAGTACACGCGTGAAGCGTTCGATCAGGGTGGCAACCCGCAGGCGTCCGGCCTGATCTGGACGCAGATGACCCGGGCCTACTACGAAGCGCTCGAGGCCGGCGCGCAGGCGTTCTTCGTGGCGCAGGCCGCGTCCATCACGGACATCACGATCACGGCGCTCGCTGTCGATGCGGCGCTTGATCAGTCGATCGCGGACGGGATCATCCCGCTCAACTTCATCCGGGGCGGCAACCGCTTCCGGAAGGCGTTCACGCAGATCGACCTGTTCAAAGCCATGGCGAAGGCCAAGGACACGGCCGGCCGCAGGCTCTACCCGGAGCTCGGCCCGCAGAACGCCATGGGCACGACGGACGCCGGGTACCGGGCGATTCAGGCGCACGGCGTGACGTGGCTCCCCGCGTGGGCGACCGCGGCAACCGGCGCCGTCGCCGCGAGCTCGTGGCTCTTCGACCCGGACGGCGTGGCCGGCTGGGCGACCGCGCCGCAGAAGATCGACATCACGTGGCGCGTGGCGTGGGTCGACATCGGCCTGTTCGGCTACAAGGCGACCGCGCTGCTCGACGCGAACAAGGTCCGCGAAGTCGTCTACGACCCGGCGTAACGGGACCGCGCGCGCTGGCCGGCCGCTACCGGTCGGCGCGTGCTCCCGGCTCCGAATCCGTTGCTGTGTAAGGAGATCCGATGTCCGAAACCAACCCGACGAAAGAAGAGCTCGCCGCGCGCAACGATGCGCTCGTGAGCGAGAACGAGACGCTCCGGGGGGAGCTCGCCGCGGCCCGGGCCGGCGGCGCGTCCCCGGCCCGGGTCACCCTCGCCACGCCCGATCCGAATTTCCTCTGCGAGGGGGACCGACAGGCGCTCGAGATCAACGGAGTGGTCAACTCCGCGACCAACGGCAAGCAACTGCTCGCGTCGGACTTCGGGATCACGGTCAAGACGGAGCAGGGTCGGGAGAACCTCCGGCGCGCGCAGGCGCAGACCACGGAGGAGCGCGAGGGGATCCGCGGCGTGGACTTCGTCTATCCGTCCGTCGCGCGGGGTGTGCTGGCCGCGGACGCGCCCGTACGCGGCGCGCAGCCGGCGTCCGCAGTCGAGCCGGCGGCGCCCGCGGCCGGCGCCGACGACACGCAGGTCTGATCGAGGAGTGAGGCGCGCCCGTGCCGTGGAAGCCGGACTACATCACCGTTGCGGAGTTCAACGCCTTCGCGCGTTCTGCTGACGCGCTCGACGACGTGGAAACGGCGCTGTGGATCACGGGCGCGTCTCGCCTGGTCGATGATCACCTTCATCGGCAGTTCGGCTCCCTCGCGGCGCCGACCGCGCGCGTCTACCGGGGGCCGGCATTCTACGACCCGCGGCTGTCGCTGTGGTGCGTGGAGATCGACGACGTGCAGGTGACGACGGGGATGACGATCGCGGGGGTAGCTCTGGCGTCGTCCGGTTATGTGCTATTGCCCGACAATGCACCTCTCGACGGTAAGCCGTACACGATGATCGCGATCGATGTGTGTCCGACCATGCCGTTGACCGTGGTCGCACAGTACGGATGGACTGCGGTCCCGTCGCAGGTGAAAGGCGCCGTGCGGCTGCAAGTCAACCGCCTCGCGTCCCGCCGGAACACCCCGCTCGGTCTGCTCGAGTCGCCGGACGGCGGGCCGGCGGCGCGCGTGCTGGCCCGGCTCGATCCCGACGTTGCCGTGTCGCTGCGTGGGCTCGGCCGGACCCGGTGGCCGGCATGAATCTCAAGAACGTGGCCGCGGAGATGCGGACCGCGCTGCTCACGGTCCCGCAACTCCGGGTGCCGACGTGGGGAGACGGCGGCGCGATCGGCACGAAGGGGCTCGCCATCATCGGGTGGCCGGACCGCGTCGAGCTCACCGCGACCTACGTCCGTGGGAAGGCGCGCGTTCCCGACTGGCCGGTGTTCCTGCTCGCTACCGGGCAGAACCGCGGCGCGCATGACCTGATCGCCGCGCTGATCGGGGACACGGCGCCCGCGTCCGCGAACCTCGCGCTCGAGGCCGGCGCCTACGCGGCGTGCGACTTCGTCCACGTCTCGTACGCGGAGATCGACCCGGCGGCCCGGTATCAGGGCTCGCCGGTTATCGCAGCCGTGCTGCACGTCGACGTCAACGGACCCGGGAAGTAGGGAAGGCAGCATGGCAACCGCACACGGCAAGCTCACGAAGATCACGATCACTGCTAAGGACATCAGCCCGTACACGAAGAATTCGCAGCTCGAGCGGGCCGCGTCGACGCACGACACAACCGGATACGCGCCGACCGGGGACGCGAAGACGTTCTCCGGCGGGACGAAGGAAGCGAAATTCACCTGCTCCGGGGTGTACGACAACACGGTGTCGGTCGGCCCGCGGCTCGTGCTCGTGGGGCTCGAGGGCACGTCGATGGCGATCGTCCGGAACGTGGAGGGCATCGGCACGGGGAAGCCGAACGAAGCGTTCAACGCGGTGCTCGAGAAGTACGTGGAGACGAACCCGCATGACGACATGATCACGTGGTCCGCAGACTTTCAGGTGACCGGGCCGATCACGGTCACGGCGCTGCCGTAAGGAGTTGGGGAACGGTGCTTACACGCGAAGAGATCCTGGCGAAGGCTGTCGGGCATGAGGTGGTCAATCTGCCCTCCGGCGGACAAGTCAAGGTCCGCGGCCTGACCCGGGACGAAGCACTGCAAGTGCAGGAGGCGAACGGGACCGCGGCCCGGGACAACACGACGATCGCGCTCGGGCTGGTCGAGCCGGCGCTGTCGGTGGAGGAGGTCGCGACGTGGGCGAAGACTGCTCCGGCCGCGGACTCGATCGAGATCTCCCGGGCGATCGCGCGGCTGTCCGGCATGGTGGAGGGAGCCGGGAAAAGCGGCCCGGCTCGCGCTCGAAGACGATCCTGATCTGGCGTTTGAGTTCTACCTTGCGCGCGAGCTCCGGATGACCCGGGCGCAGTTGATCACGCAGATCGGGAACGCGGAGTTCGTGATGTGGTCGCGGTACTTCGACCGAATCCAACAGGCGAGGGAGCTAGCAGAGAAGGGAGGTTGACGTGGCAGAGAAGATCACCATCAAGGGGATCAAGGAGTTCCAAAAGCAACTCCGGGCCATGGATGCCGATCTTCCGAAAGAGCTCAGGCTTGTGCTCAACGACGCGTCGGAGCTCGTGCTGTCGTACGCGCGCCCGCGGTTCCCTTCCGACACGGGCCGCGCGGTCGCGTCGCTCAAGGCCGCGTCGTCACAGCGGGAAGCACGGATCTCGCTGGGCGGCCGGCGGGCGCCGTACGCGCCGGGGCTCGACTTCGGCGGCGGCCCGAACCGGCCGCAGTTCCCCCCGTACACCCCGGGCGGCCGGTACGTCTATAAGGGGCTCGAGGTCAACCGCGACGAGATCACGCAGCGCATGACGCAGGGCCTATATGATCTTGCGCGCGGCGCCGGTTTGGAGATGACCTAGTGGCGAACCAAGTCAAGCTGACCTTCGCCGGGGACGATGCGGACCTGAAGCGCTCGTTCGACGACGTGGGGAAAGCGTCGGAGGTCATGGCGGTCCGGGTGACGGACGCGACCAACTCCGCAGGCGAGAAGTTCGACTACCTGTCGTCGCAATCGTCGCTGCTGGCCGGCGGCGTGGGCGACGTGGGCGGCGCGCTCACGGAAGCGTTCGGGGAAGACAACCCGATCGGAGCGTTCGGCGCGCAGATGGAGAAAGCGTCCGCGATCATCATGGGCTTCACGGGGCTCATGGATCTTGCGGTATTCGCCACGAACAACATGAAGATCGCCACGTTGGCGAAGGCCGGCGCCGACCGGATCGCCGCGGCGGCGCAGTGGGTCTTCAACGCGGCGCAGCTCGCGTCTCCGACAACGTGGATCGTGCTGGGGATCATTGCGCTCATTGCCGTGATCGTGCTGATCGCGACGAAGACGAAGTGGTTCTCCGCGGCGTGGACGGCGGCATGGTCGTGGATCAAGAAAGCGGCACAGAACACGTGGGACTTCATCAAGAAAATCCCGGGGTGGATCGGCTCCGCGTTCCGCACGGTGGCGTCGGTGCTCACTGCACCGTTCCGTTTCGCCTTCAACCAAATCGCGCGGCTGTGGAACAACACGATCGGGCAACTCTCATGGTCGGTGCCCGGGTGGGTGCCGTTCATCGGTGGCAACACGATCTCCGTCCCGAAGCTGCCGACCTTCCACACGGGCGGCATGGTCCCCGGCCCGGTCGGCTCCCCGGTGCCGATCCTCGCGCTCGGCGGTGAGGAGGTCCGGTCTCCGGCCGCGTCCCGCGGCGGCGGCGGCGGGGAGTGGATCGCGGTGGACCTAGGGGAGCTGGGCGACGTGATCTTGCGCATCGTGGCCGGCGCGGTCCGGAACAAGGGTGGTCGGGTGTCCCACCTAGGCGTGCAGGTCGTAGGCGGGACGGTCCGGACATGACCACGCAGGGCGTGACCCTCGAGCTGTTCATTGGCGGGGCGTGGACTGCGGTCCCGCTCTACTCCGCGGCCGGATCGGTCGTGACCCGCGGCGGGGAGGCCGGCGGGAC